TATACACAATATGAGGGCATTGATGTAAGGGTGCGACCAGATTGTATAAATAGAATCTCTAATTTTATTAGTGATGTAAAAACTTGCCAAGACAACTCACCAGAAGCATTTAAAAGAGATATATATAAGTGGGGTTACCATTTACAAGCGGCATTTTATATGGATATGTGCGGTATAGATACGTTCAAGTTTATTGCAGTTACAACTACTTTTCCACATACTGTTGAGGTTTATACTTTAAGTGATGAGATGATTGAGTTTGGGCGAAATGCATATAAACAAGCATTTTCAAAATGGAAACAATATTTGGAAACTGGTGTAATGCCTAGCTACCATTGGTATCAATTTTCTAAAGATGGCTCCTATGTACTATAAAAGTAAATTTGATTTGTATAGAGCTATTGTTGAAAAGCATACTAACTTAAAATTAAGCACACCCACTAGACAATTTAATTATGTTTTTGCTAGGAGCTGTTATTATTATTTATGCAGAAAATTTGGCTTAATGAGTTTTGCTAAAATTAGTGCAACTGTAAATAAAAATCATGCTACTGTAATGCACAGCTTAAAAGAATTGCCTTATATTATTAAACATGATAGTGTTTGCAATAGCATATTCCAAAAAATTGTTAGTGAGGTTAGAAAAGATTATTTTGTGCCTAAAACAAAAAAAACATTAGATCAGCTAGTTAATAACCATAATTATTATTTATTAGAAAATGGCAATCTTAAAAATTATATTGAAAGATTAGAAAGTAAATTAAAAAAATTAAAAGTTAAAAATAAAGAAATGAAAAGAATTATTTATGTTATGGCAAATACTGACTAAATATTTTTTAATTTTGTAAAAAAACTTTATGAAAAGAAACCCATATACAAAGTATTTAGGCAAAGAAGATGTATTGCAAAACCAAGTAATGAGATATATAGGTTTAAAATATCCAAAAGCACTTTACACCCATGTAGCAAACGAGGGTAAAAGAACACCTTTTGAAAGGTACAAAATGAAATACTTAGGCACTAAACCTGGTATTCCAGACATAATGATATTTGATCCTAATAAAACTAAAAATGGCTTAGCCATTGAATTAAAAGCTGGATATAATAAACCTACCGAAACTCAAAAAGAGTGGCTTAAAGAGCTTGAAAACAAGAATTGGGTGGCTGTTTGGAGTAACAATTTAGATGAGTGCCTAGAAATAATAGATGAATATTTTAAAAATTAATAATGGCTAGATCAAAAAAAATATATTTTGAGGAAGTCGAACAACGAGTAAGATGGACACAAAGCTCAACTGATAGTATGAAATACAACTATAAGTTTATAGGAGTTGCAAGTGAAGCAGAATTTGATTTGCTAATGGAGCTTTTGTGGTTTATGTATGAGGAAGATGAAATTTCTTATAATCAATTTTTCGATACTTTTAGAGAATTAAAAACATTTTGTGATGGGATAAAAGGTTTGGTTGACAAACAATAATTTTATTACTTTACTTATTTATGAAATACAATAAGATTTTAAAACCTAAAAAGTTTGATAACTTTACAATAATACCTAGCTATATATTTAGACATAAAGGCATATCAGTTGGAGCAACTGGTTTATATTGCTATTTATTTTCACATAGATCCGACCAGGATATAACCATTGAATTTATTTGTGGCCATTTTAAAGAGGGCAAAGATGCCATTAGATCAAAGATTAATGAGCTTATAGATAAGAAATATCTGGAACGTAAAAAGGTTTTAGATAAAGGCAAATTTAAAGGTTATAACTATATTTTAAAAGCAAACCATAAAGGTAAAATCCAGAGCCGACAAAAACCGAAGTCGGAAAATCCGCCACAAAGTAATATTAATAATATATATAATAATAAAAGTAATATTACACAAACTGAGAAAATGCAAAAAGCATTCCCTCATTTTGTTGATTTATTTGATTTAAGATACCAACCAAAAACTGATGCTCAAATTAAAAGTTGGAAAGTATGTTTAGATAGATGTGTTAGAATTGACAAGTATAGTTTAGATGAGGTTTATTTAGCTGTTAAAAATGCTAGAGAAAGTGAGTTTTGGAAAAATAATTTTTTAACATTATTGAAACTTAGAAACCATGATAAAAATGGTATTATGTACATTCATAGGTTTATTGAAAATAATAGAAAATATAATAAGCCAAAATGTTACTACAAAATAAAAGGCATACAAGAATATAAATTATATAATGATCCAGATGGCTCAGAAAGGTTAGGTGCAATAACTAAATTTAACAAACTCAATGAATTTAATTTATCACAAATTTTAAATAGAGATGAAATTGATGAGCTTAAAAACTTTGTTAAATGATAATAGGCAAAGTATATAGTTTAGATCAATTTGAACAAGATATTGTTTATTTAGCTGCTGAGCAAAGGCATAACAATAAAATTAAAACTGGCTGGGATGGCTTTAAAACAGTTAATGAAAAATCATATTTAGAATTAAATATAGTTGGGTTTGGTGGTGAGTTTATATTTGCTAGAGAAAATAATTTATACCCAGATTTTAAAATACATAATACTAGTAAAGTAAATAAAACAGATGATTATGATGCGACCTGGTTAGGACATTCTGTTGATGTAAAAGTAAACAGAAAAGATCACCCACTAATGGTTCCAGAATATGCTAATACAGATTGTAAAATATTTGCTTTGTTTACTTGTAATTATCCTAATTACACTTTTGAGGGTTTTAGTTTAAATCAAATTATATTTCAAGATTGTAACAAAAGAATGACTAAAGTAAAAGCCTATGTTATTGAAAAAAGTAATCTATTAACAAAAAAAGAATTATTATTTTTATTAAATATTTAAAATAAATTTTTATATTTAAAAAATATTTTTATTTATGAATCACTATAATGACTTATTGGCTCTAGGTATTAACTTAAAAAGATCAACTGGATCTGTTAAAACCAAATGCCCTCAATGCTCACATACAAGTAAAAATAAAACAGATGATTGTTTATCTGTAAATATAGATGAGGGTTTATATAATTGCCATAATTGTGGTTGGGGTGGTAATGTAGGTATTAAGTTTAAGAAAAAAGTTGAATATGTATTGCCACCAAAAGTAAATTCCAACATTGCCGAAAGGGTTATTAAATGGTTTGGAAATAGAGGTATTACAGAGCCAACTTTAATTCATTGGAAAATAGGCGAATCACTAGAATATATGCCACAAGTACAAGCTAAAAGAAGATGCATAAATTTCAATTATTATAGAGATAATGAAATTGTAAATGTAAAATATAGAGATGGGCAAAAGAATTTTAAATTAGTTTCTGGTGCTGAACTTATATTTTATGGCTTAGATAATATTACTGAATTAAATAAGTGTTATATAGTTGAGGGCGAAATGGATGCACTAAGTTTACATGAAGCTGGGTTGTATAGTGTTTGCTCAGTTCCTAATGGTGCTAGTAAAGGATCACAAAAATTAGAATACTTAGATAATTGCTATGAATATTTTAAAGACAAAAAAGAAATAATACTTTGCACCGATAATGATGATGCTGGTTTACAGCTTAGAAATGAGCTTGCTAGAAGATTTGGAAACTATCGTTGTAAATATGTTGAATTTGGTGATTACAAAGATGCTAATGAAGTTTTAATTGAAAAGGGAGCTGAAACTCTTAGAAATATTATTAAGGATGCTAAGAATTTTCCACTTGAGGGAGTCGTAAATATTGATGATATATGGAAAGATGTTTTAAATTATAATGATTATGGGATTAAAAATTTCAGTATTGGTTTGGGTGATAGTGATGATTTCTATAAGGTTGATTTTGAGGGAAGCTGGACTGTAGTAACAGGGATTCCTAATTCTGGTAAATCAGATGTAGTGGATCAAATAGCTTGCAATATGGCTGTAACCTTTGGGCATAGAACAGCTTTTTTTGCTCCAGAGTCGTTTCCATATGAGGGTCATATAAAACGCCTGGCAAATAAATTAAATGAAAGGAACTGCAAAAATGATGATTTAAATAATACTAAAGATTTTATTGAAGATCATTTCTATTGGATTAAAATTGACTTAGAAAACCTAACACTAAAAGGCATACTAAACGCATTTAGGGAGCTAGTATTTCAAAAGGGAATTAATGTTTGTGTTATAGATCCCTGGAATATGCTTGATCATTCAGCACAAAGAGATCATAGTTATATAGGCAAAATACTATCACAAATAACTCAATTTTGTCAGCAAACCAATACTCATTTATTTTTGGTAGCACATCCTAGAAAAATTGAAAGTGAAGGTGGTGTATATAAAAAACCAACTCTTTATGATATTTCTGGTTCCGCTGATTTTTTTAATAAGGCATATAATGGTTTAATTGCATATAGATGCATAGGGCAAAAAACTAAATACAAAAGTGATGTTGTTAGGTTGCACGTTGAAAAGGTAAAAAGAAAAGAAAATGGGCAACTAGGTGATTTTGAGATAGCTCCAGATTTTGATAATGGGGGTATCTATAAAGAGATATATCAAGGCGAAAAGAAAATACAAGTAATAAAAGATAATGTACCATTTTAAATAATAACTATGAAAAAAAACTATCCAAAAGATGCTGAACAATTATTGTCAGCTATTCTTATTAAAGAATTGCAAAAATCTGAATTAGACAAAGTTTTAAATTGTAAAGACAAAAATTTTAAAAAAGAAATGATTGCTTATTGTAAAAAATTAGAAAATGTTGAAATACCAATAACTGATTCTGTTGCTTATAAAGATTTGGCAAAAGTAATTAATCAAATTAAAATAAACATGATATGACACAAAAAGAATTTATTGAAACTAAAAAATATATCTTAGAAAAAGCTCAGGATATAATGGATGCTAAGCAACCAGAATACACAAACAAAAGTATTGATGTATTAAATAATTTTAAACAAACAGCAAAAAGTATTGGCATACAACCTATGGAAGTTTGGGCAGTATTTTTTAATAAGCACATACAAGCTATTTTAAGCCATGCTGGTGATCCTAATATGCATCAAGCTGAGCCAATAGATAGTCGTTATGCAGATGCATTAAATTATATATTCTTAGGGTTTGCAATGCTTGTTGAAGATCAAAACAAAAAAGATATAATATCTGGCACAGAATGATATATAATAAAGATTGTTTAGTGGCTATGGAAAAAATGTCAGATAATCAATTTGACTTGGCTATTGTTGACCCACCCTATGGTATTGATATTGCTAAATGGGATGCTATTGATATGAAACCAAATAATGAATATTTTAAAGAATTATTTAGGGTAAGCAAAAATCAAATAATTTGGGGTGCTAACTATTTTATAAATAATTTATATGAAAATAGAAGTTGGATTTGTTGGGATAAATATTTTATAAAAACGGGATATGTAAATAAAGCGGATGACTTTGAGCTTGCTTGGACATCTTTTAAAAAAAAAGCAAAAATAATAAGATATACAAGTGTAGGCAATACAAGTGGTTTTGATAAAAATATTAAAGTTGATTACAATTATAAAGGTAAAATACACCCAACTCAAAAACCAGTAAAACTTTATGAATGGTTATTAATTAACTATGCAAAAAAGGGTGATAAAATATTAGATACTCAT